AATTACCTGATTGTAAATACTTAGAAGCTGGTGTTTTTCAAGGTTCTATATTTGCAGCTGCTGTAGAAAGAAACGATTTAGTTGCCGTCGCTATTGACAATTTCTCTCAAAGTAGTATAATACCAATGGATAGTAATGTAAATATTAATAGTGAAAAAGGAAATAATAAAGAAATATTTTTAAAAAATATCAAAGATTTAGTTTTAAATAAACAAGTTAATATAATAGATAGTAATGTCTTTGAAATAGATTTAAACAAAATTTCATTAAAAAGTAATGTTATTTTTATGGATATAGAACATACGTATAAAAGTCATTATAATTTTTTAAATAAATTTTACGAAAAAATAGATAATACCTTTGTATACGTTGTTGATGACTGGAATTGGTTACAAGTAAGAGATGCCACTTTTAAATCAATAGAAGATTTAAAATTGAAGACATTATTTAAAGAAGAAATATTTACTAGAGGTGAAGATAAAAATGATTACTGGAATGGATTAGGCATTTTTGTTTTAAATAAAATATGAAAACAATACAATTTTTTTGTACAATTCCAGGTGTTGCAGAAACATTTCCTATTATTGAAGCTAAAAATTATAAACCTGAATGGGCAAAAGCATTAATACAAGATTTAATTAATAAAAAAAATAATATTACCAATAATAACACTGGCCGTTTTACTCATTTATTATATTGTCCAGGAATATTTGATTTATTTAAAATAGGTTATATTGTGCCAATGTGGTATGATGTTTATATAAAAACTGAAAAAAATAGACCAGGATTTTCTTGGACAATAGCAGATCCAATCTTAACTAATTTAAGTGATATAAAGATTATAGATACGCATAATGAAAAAATAACTAATTTAATACCGAAAAGAAAAGGAACAATTAAAAATATAGTAAAAATCAATACACCTTGGAACGTTATTGTTCCTGAAAATTTAAAATTTTTATGTCTGCCTATAAGTTATCCAGACCATTTTGATTATGAATCAAATAGCGGCGTTTTTGATCCTAGTCATTCCAGTGAGATAAATATTCAAATGAATTGGAATGTTGAAGAAGGTGAAGTCTTAATTAAAGCTGGAACGCCTTTAATGCACATTATTCCTTTATCTGAAAAAACATTTAAATTAGAGAATAGAACCGCTACAGAAAAAGATTTAAAATGGGTTAGAATCCACAAATATATGAAAACTTTTTCTTTTGCAACAACAAGAAATTTAGTACAAAAATTATATAAAAAATTTTTCAAAAAATAATTATGATACAAGCTATTTTTGCAACTCCTATATATAAATCTGATAACAAATATAAGTTAACACAAGAACAATTAAATTATTTAAATAATTTAAAATTATTAAAAAATAAATTAAATAATTTTATAACTATTAAAAAAAACATTTTAGAAGATAAAGTTATGGAAGATTTTAAAAAATGGTGTTTACTGAATGTTACCGCATTTGCTAAACAATTAGGAGCTAGCGATAAAACTAACTTTTACATAACGCAATCTTGGATGAATAGAAATCCTCCTTTATCGGCTCATCATACTCATATGCACCCTAATAGTATTTTTAGTTGTATATTTTATGTAGAAGGAGATAGTTGTCCCACTTATTTTTATAGATATGATGACAGAACTTCTTTTGGAAATTTTTCTTTTTATAATGGTGAAAAAGGTAGTAATCCATATACAGCTTCAAAAGTAGGTATATTAAATGAAATTGGCAGATTAGTAATATTTCCATCGTCCATGGTGCATGATGTTGATACTAATAAAAGTAATAAAGATAGAATTACTATTTCTTTTAATACTTTTGTTAAAGGAGAAATGGGAGATCCTGAATGTAGTAATCATTTAATTATTTAATATGACGTACAGATACGAAGAACAACCAGGAATTCCACATATAATTAAATTAACTTCTGATGCTCAATGGGAAGTTACAAATGAATTTAAAAAAAGTGGAGGAAAAAGATATTGTTATCTTTTTAATTCACAATTTAAATACGAATATTTTTTTTTCTTTTCAAATAAAAGAAATCTTTTTTATTGGTTAATGGACATTAAAGGGCCTAAAATGCCTAGATGGTGTATTGCAGATGAAATATACCAAGAAATAAAATTTAAAACTTTAGACATTAAAGATGATATACACGGTTTGAGATTGCATATAAGAAATCCTGATAACTATGAATAATTAAAAAATGAATAATATTAAAGAATACACTTTAGAAGAGCACAGGAAGGCTGAGTCAGAACCTTTTATACAAATACTTATGTCAGGCCAGATTAATCCTGACCTATATGCCACATATTTGTTTAATCTATTACAGTGTTATGCTACACTTGAAAAGTATGCTTTTACAAATGGCCTGTTTAGACAAACACCTGGCCTTGACAGAGCACAAAAAATAGACCACGACTTTCGTTCACTTTGGAACAAACCAGAAAAACCATATATTACAAACAGCACATTAAGATATGTTTATCACTTAGACACAATTAAGAATGATGCCGAAAAGTTATATGCACATATCTATGTAAGACATATGAGAGATTTAAATGATGGTCAGATGTTACGTAGAAAAACTCCTGGCCCAAACACATATCTTGTCTTTTTAAAACCAGAAGAGACAAAAAGAGTTATAAGAGAAATTATAAATGACTATATGAACACGTATCAAATAAACGTGGTTGCTGAAGCTAAATTATGTTTTGAATATGCTACAGAATTATTAAAAGAAATGAATGATTTGAAAAAATCTTATACAGTGCAAGAATAATATTATAGATATTATAATACAGATTAATTGTGCAATATTTAGCAACTATTCGTTGTAAGTTCTAATATTCTTTATATAAATAGTGGAGTTATGGCAAATCCATCTACACGAGAAACACTTAAACAATATGCTTTAAGAGCATTAGGTAAACCAGTAATAGAGATAAACGTTGATGATGACCAGTTAGAAGATAGACTGGACGAAGCATTACAATACTATGCTCAATATCACTATGACGGTATTCGTAGAACATATTTAAAGTATCAACTTACGTCAGCAGATAAAGATAGATTAAAAGCTTCAACACCAACAACTGAATCAGCCACGCAAGGCGGAGTTACAACAACCTATTACGAAGCAAATAATTTTCTTATAGTTCCAAGCTCAGTTATTGCTATTACAAATATATTTCCTTTTTCTGATAAAGCAAGTATGAATATGTTTGATGTAAGATATCAATTAAGATTAAATGATTTATATGATTTTGGCTCTACTTCAATTATTAATTATGATATGGTATTAAGACATTTAGATTTCTTAGATCAAATATTAGTTGGTATAAAACCAATTCGTTATCAACAACACGATAATCGTTTATATATTGATATGGATTGGGCTAATGATTTAGAGGTAGATGAATATTTAATTATAGATTGTTATAGAAAAATAGATCCAACTACTTTTACGGACGTTTTTAACGATCAATGGTTAAAAAGATATACAACAGCATTATTTAAAAAACAATGGGGTGCTAATTTAAGCAAATTTGATGGAGTAATAATGTTAGGTGGCGTTAAACTTAATGGTGAAAAGATTTTTACAGACGCACAAACAGATATTGAAAAATTAGAAAAAGAAATAAGAGATAGTTTTGAAATAGCACCAGCATTTATGATAGGTTAAGCTATGCCAGTAAATCATTATTTTCAAGGCGGCCAAGGGATTGGTAATCAGGCCGAAAAAATACTTTATGAAGATTTAATTGTAGAAGGCCTAAAAATTTATGGCCACGATGTCTATTATTTACCACGAACACTTGTAAATAGAGATTTAATACTAGGAGAAGATACTACAAGTAAATTTGACGACAGTTATTTAATTGAAATGTATTTTGAAACAACTGAAGGATTTGCAGGTCAAAAAGAATTAATTAATAAGTTTGGATTAGAAATAAGAGAAGATACCACATTTGTAATTTCAAAAAGAAGTTGGCAAAATCAAGTAGATAATCCAATGACACAGATTGTAGAGGGCCGTCCTAATGAAGGAGATATCATATATTTTCCTTTAATGAACAGTTTTTTTGAAATACAATTTGTAGAAGATCAAGAACCGTTTTTTCAATTAGGCAGTTTACCTGTATATAAATTAAGAGTCACACGTTGGGAATACAGTTCAGAAGAATTAAATACAGGTATTGCTGAAATAGATGATAAAGAAACAGATTATTCTTTAAATTTATTACTTAACAGATTTACATTAGAAGATGAAACAGGCTCATTAAAATTAGAGCAAGATCAATCATCAGGTCAACCAAACTTCTTCTTAAACGAGGAGGCAACAACAACAACTACGGTTGCTACACAATCTACTTATGCACAAAATTTAGATTTAGATACAGAGGCAGGTTTTGATACAGGTTCAACTGCTGATGACATATTAGATTTTACTGAAATAAACCCTTTTGGAGAAATTAATTAATGTTTGGTAATTTTTTCTATAATGAAGGAATGAGAAAAATTATAATTGCATTTGGTCAATTATTTAATAATATAGTTATACAATCAACATCAAGCACAGGTGCTGTTACAAAAAGATTGAAGGTTCCTTTAGCTTATGCACCCAAAGAAAAGTTTTTGGTGAGATTAGATCAAAAACCAGATTTAGATGATCGTAGCTTTGCAATTACGTTACCAAGATTAGGATTCGAAATATCAGGTATTGCTTATGACCCTACAAGAAAATTAACAAGAGTTCAAAAATTTAGAAGAGTCAAAGCTGGTGAATCAGGTGAAGTACACAATTTTAATTATATACCTGTGCCTTATAATATTAGTTTAAGTTTGTATGCTTTTACAGCCACAGCAGAAAACGGCCTACAAATAGTGGAACAAATACTGCCTTTTTTTCAACCTGATTATACCATAACCGTAAATGTAATACCTGAAATGAATATAAAAAGAGATGTACCTATTATATTAAACAGTGTTTCTTATGAAGACAGTTATTCAGGAGATTTTACGACACGTAGAGCCGTTATATATACTTTAAACTTTACTGCTAAAACATATTTATTTGGACCAATGTCTAATCAAGGTGTTATTAAAAGTGTACAATCAGATTTATATACTGATACAAATAAAACAAAGGCAAAAAGAGAAGAAAGAATTGTGGTCGTACCAGACCCAATAACGGCGGATGCGGATGATGAATTTGGATTTACAACAACAATTACTTCTTTTACAGATAGTAAGAAATATAACCCAACGACTGATACTGATGTTTAATTATGACAAAAATAGAGGATAAAGTAAACGAAATATTAGGCATATCGCCTGAAAATAAACCTACATTTGAGTCTTTAATAAAGGTAAACAATCCTTCTGTGCCACGTGTGGAAGATAAAACTAAAACAGATATAGAAAACGATTATAAATTCAGTAGAGATAATTATTATGATTTAATACAAAAAGGTCAAGAAGCAATTGAGGGCATATTAGAAATTGCAAAAGAAGGCCAACATCCACGAGCTTACGAAGTCGTAGGTCAATTAATTACCAACGTAGCACAAACGGTAGATAAATTACAAGATTTACAAAAAAAATTAAAAGAATTAAAAACAGTTACAAAAGGCGCAGATACAAAAATACAAAATGCTCTATTTGTAGGTTCTACAGCTGAATTACAAAAAATGTTGAAAGTTAAAAATGAAAATACTGAAAGCGAAAAGAAATTACCTGAATAAACAGATATTTAAGATAAGTGATTTAACTTATATAGATAGAATGACACCTCTAAATGATTTATTAAAAGGTGAAGATATGATTGAACCTATCAAAATATTAAAACACGAAATAAGAAAAAATCCAACTACTCCAACAGGTAAAGAATTGTTTGATTATTCAAAATATAGAAGTGGAGCCGCAGGTACTAATTTTAAAGAAAAACAATATAGTGTTTGGGAAGGTAATCAAAGAGTAAAAGCTGCTATAGAATTAGGTTACACACACATCGAAGGAATTATAGTGAATGAATAACCAAGTATATTTGGGAAATCCTAAT